TCTTAACGATCTCCATAAACTCACCACCCTCTGCAGAGATACCGACGGCAGCGGTTAACAGACGCTCAATAGCACAACCATTCGCTTTCAGTGCAGCAACACGAGCGATGAACTGTGCATTATCCTTAGAGGGGGCACTAGTAACCTGATCAACGAACTCAATATAACGGTCGCCACGGGGAGCAGTGCTAGGAGTTACGACGACATTGGGAGCAACGGGTTCTGGTTGTTGAGGAACAGCACCCTGTTGACTAGTAGGATCTTCAGGATTGTCCCGCCATGCGTTCACAACCTCAGCATCACCAGGTTCTGCTTCCCAAAACTCTTTAGGACGGTTAGGACGACGAGGGGGAATAGGTTGAGGCACCTCATTATTGAGGGCATTCGTATTCATTGGCATGACTAATCACAAATAATTTTTGTTTTCTTTGGATGGAAGTTGTGGATTTTGTCTAGTTGGAAAAACTCCCAAGCGTATGACACATCTTCCAAATGGTTGTCTTCAAAATCTAGATCTTCTGGATATGCACCGAGGAACCCAGCAATGGTTACTCTATCATGTCCAGTGAACCAATGAGGTTCCATGTATGGATTGTGAAGATAGTGAGTTGGATATGCTACAAGACTATTATAGTCTATGTTGACGATTTCTTCAAGCTTATACTGCTCAAAATCTTTGATCTGGAACCAAGTATTACCACGAGCATCCTTGGTGCCGAGGATATAATCGTTAAGTTTTTCGACCGCAGAGTCGTCATTAAAACTAAAATCTAATTTAGATTTTTTACCATCGAAAGACCAAAACCCAGTTTGTACCAGATGCTGTCTCTCCTTTGTAAGACCGATATTGAATGCAATCTGAGGAGCTTTTACAAAATCTCCACCAGGAACATCTGTATGAGGAAATGCAGAGAGAAGATTATCTAATGGCATGTCACCATTAAAACAATTACCATTAATAGAGTGAAGTTTTAATGCCTTCACACCAAGAAGAGACTGGAACGGTGCCAAGATTGGTGCAGCAAACCAATCCATTACCTCCTCGTGAAAATATAATGACTTACCTGGTCTAATAAGTTCTTCAGCCATTACTTCATTTGTACCATTCTCCCACCAATGACCCTTACTAAAGAACTCAGTAATTGCATCAGGATTAGTAAAGAAGTCTCTAGCAATTAATACAGGGATATCCCCAAGGTATTTAAACTCTACCTTGAGAGGATTTATCTCACAGATATCCTGCCAGTCGTTGTTACTGTTTCGTATCATTAGAAATTCAACTTTGCAAACTTGTTCTTCATACCATTAGTAGAAGGAGGTTCATACTCTTCTTCCTGCCCACTGTCTAGAAGATCTCCACCCTGGGACTGCTCACAATCATACAGTCTCATTTTAGAACGGTCAATTCCAACTACAAATCTCTTATTAACTGATAGATCGTTGTAACGATTCTTCAGTTGCTTCACCATAATTTGTCCCAGTTCTTCGAGCTCTTCAGTAGAAATAAGGGCAAACATAAGATCAGCAGTAGCAGGGAGACCAAAGGACTCAGAGGTATCAGTAAGCTCAACATCAGAGCTACCATAACCAGAACGAGTGGTCTGCGTGGCAGAAACGATAGGGACTCCTGCTTCAACAGCCAACCCTCTAAGCTCCTCAGCAATAGCTTTGATATAGCTATATGAATTGACATTACCGTTGCCGCGATATCGTGAGGAAGCGCATATATTAAGGTAATCAATGAAAATAATATCAGGTCTAAATGACTTCTTAAGTGCAAGCTCATTAAGAAGTGCTTTAAAATGTCCACTGTGGGCACTCGCAGTAGGATACTCTTTAATAATTAGCTGACCTTGAGTCTTTTGTGAGAGTTTCGTAACCTTATTCTCGAACATTACCTTAGGCAGTTCAGCAATGTCTTTGATATTTACATTGAGGAGGTTCGCGTCAATCCGTTCAGCAATTCTGACCTCCGCCATCTCAAGAGTGATGTAGAGAACATTCTTCCCCTGCAAGAGGACGGAGCTAGCCATGTGGCACATGAATAGAGACTTGCCGACACCTGTACCAGCAAGAGCGACATTGAGAGTCTTATTAGGGAGACCACCCTTTGTGATCTTGTTAAAGAATTCAAGGTCGAATGGGATCTTATCTTCTTGCTTGTGATAGGACTCATAGCGTTGTTCGTAGTCTTCTAGGTAGTCGTGCCCAACATGGTTGTCAAAGCAAACCGACAGAGCATCGCTGAGGATACTCGGGATTGCATCTCTGCCCTTCTTCTCATCCTTGCCGTCGGCAATACGAATGGATTCCATGAGCGCAAGATATATAGCACGATCCCTGCACCACTTTTCTGTAGCATCGAATAACCAATCGTTGTTGATGTCATCATCGATCAACAGCGGGAGGATTGCTCTAATGTCTTTAAACTCTTGTTCAGTAAGATCTTCTCTATTTGAAATCTCAATCTGTAGAATCTCAGGAGTGGGAAGTTTATCGTACTGGGAGATAAAGTCAATAATCTCTTCGCAGATAACCTTCTCCGTTCTCAGTTCAAAGTATTCAAGGTTAATGAATGGGACAACTTTTCTAGCGTAGTCTTCATTATAAACAAGATTCTTGAGGACTGTGATCTCAATTTTTTCCATAACTAAATTCTTTCACGGCAATTTTATCAAGTTCAATCATCACATCATCCGTGAAGTATTTCTCAGGATTCTTATAGATCTCTTTAGCGTAAACTTTCTTGCCGTTAATCTCGTAGCGACCTGCTACATTCTTCCAAAGTCCACCGATCTCACCGAGTTCAAGAAGACCAAAATATCTATCAAGACCACGCTCATCGTAATAAAGACGCACTGTAACTTCATTATTCTCTTTACTCAGACGCGACTTAGCAGTCTTAGCTTTGATAAGATTGCCGACCACTTCTGTTCCATCCTTCTCTTTTTTCTTGCTGAGATAGATGATTGTAGACGCTGCATACTTGAGGCCACTGCCTCCTCCCATTTCTTTGGTAGGTACATAAGATCCGATGACATCGTAGGTGTGGTTGGTAACAATCATTGGAATGTTTGCCTGCCCCAGTTTCAGGGTGAGCATACGGAACGCACCTTTTACAAGTTGGGATTTAGTCATATCCCGAACCTGCTTGTCGTTGAGAGCGTCGGTAATCTCTTTCTCAGTCGAAAGCATCCCCAGTGAGTCTAGCACAAACATACAAGGTCTGCGCTCCTCTTCAGGTTTTTTTAAGTATATATCGACTGCCTTCAGTGCTTTGCTACGAAAGTCTTCAATTGTTACAACATTCAGAACAACTACCCGATCAAGATCGATGTCCCGATCTGCGAGGAGAGTCTTTGTAACAGCGGCTTCAGTGTCAAAATATAGACAATAACCATCGGGATTAGTATCCAAGAAATTTTTGACGACAGCGAGGCTGAAGAAAGTTTTGCCAGTAGAAGACTCGCCAGCAATGGCAGTAATCTTATTCCCAGATACACCACCAAAAATACTACCTGAACACAGTCCGTTAAAAATGTACGAACCTGTGTCAACATATGTCTCAGTCTCGTCAATATCCCGTGCGAGTTGTGTGTACTCATCGCCAATCTCTTTTACGATGTCTTTTAGAAAGTCCATGAAGTTACCAGTAGTGACAATATTATAGCATCACACGAAGAAATTCTCCAGTGTATTTGCCTTTTCGATACTCCATCCAACCGATTCAATGATGATCTTCATCGGTTCTAGGAATGCCTTTTCAAACTGCAGATCATAGTCCACATATTTAGTTATACCAAGTTCTTTTGGGAAGTCTTGTATGAAGGATATTACATTCTCATGGAACTTATTAGGTTTCTTGAGATAGCAGAACTTGATCTTCTCTCCGTTCTGAATAAGAGAATACTTATTCATAAGACCATACTCTTTGATGTAGTGATTAAAGAGTAATGCACCACGACAATGAATCGGTGTGCCCTTTACATAGATGTCTGCATGTGATTTGTACTTAACAACATCACTTACTGACCGTGGGAAAGAGATCTGCTCTGGTGGCAGAGTTTTAAACTTCTTACGAGAGTCTTCAATAAAGTCGATGAGGTCATCCTCTGTCTGACTCATCATGATCTTGAGGGCAGACTTAATCATCTCCCTACAAGGGGCAGGTGTTGACGACTTTACTGCCTCAATACCCATCATTTTCAGTTTGGGTTCATTATATTGAACACCCTCACTGTTCCATACATTTAGAATATATCTCTTCTTAGCAGTCCAGATACCGCGCTCGGCGATATTCTCCCGCTTCATTTGCATCTTTTGATCATACGCCGAAACATACGCTGCCAGATCTTGATATGATGATTCGATAAAAGGTTCCAGTTTCTCCTGGCAGATCTTGTCAAGTACGCCCACAATTGCTGTTTTATCATTAGACTTATTACTAAAAAATTTAGTAACAAGAGGTCCAAGATTAAGATAGATTGAGTCGGTATCGCTAGCGATGACATAATCTTCGCCTTCCGTCTGCAAAAGTCTATTTAGATATTCGTTCATTTTGTTCTCGATCCAGCGAATCGAGACCTGACCAGACAAAGTGATCGCTTCAGCGTTTGCTAGTTTGTAATACCTGAAGTATTGATTACCAATAGCACCATAAGCAGAGTTAAGAGAAATCTTTTTCGCCATTTGAATGTTGTTACATCTGGCGATCTCTTTTTCAAGTGCAACAGTAGGAGTCTTCTCGTACTCCTGCTTTGCGGCAAGCATCTTTTTCTTAAAGATAACACGGTCGCCATACATCTTCTCCATCAATTCTGGCAAAAACCCACGCTTGTCCTTACGATACATTGCACCGTTAGCACAGACAGCGTAGTCCTTGTACATCTCAAAACTTATTTGCTCACCAAGTATCTTATCAACGCTGGCTGTGGGATGCCTCTCATCGAGAATTGTCTCTGGTGAGATATTGTACTGCATAATAAGGTGAGGGTACAGGCTATTAAGGTCAAAGCTGACCACCCAATCATATACCCCAGGAACTGGTTCCTTAACATACGCGCCCGCATACTTTTCATCCTTATCAGACTTTTCCTTAGGAGGAATAACAATGTTTTTCTTTTTCAGGTAGTTGTAGATGATGGCATCCCACATCCGTACCTGATAGAAAACATCATTATAGTTCACCTTGGCTTCATATGCCATAGTCAGAGCGAGCTCGATCAACTTCATCTTACCTTCAAGACGGTCTACGAGCTCCACATCGATGATGTTGTATTCTACGAACTTCTTCCACCCATTTGTGTAGAAATCTTGGAAGGTGTCAAACTCAGAGTGATCAAGTTTCTGCTGACCCAGTTCTACACTGGCGATATGGTCTAGACGATAAGATTCTTGGTTTGTATAAGTAAATTTCTTGTACAGATCAAGGTAATCTAGTTGTGTAACACCACCAATATCATAGAAAACTTGCTTACGACCCTTAATAAAGACCTCTTTTTGAGTCACAAGACCCCATGGAGACAGTCTCTTGGCAAGTTTTTCTCCTAGAACACGGTCCAAACGCTTGGCGATGAACGGCATGTCGAACAGTTGGATGTTCCATCCAGTAATGATGTCTGGAGTATGGTCGATCCACCAGGTAATGAATGCATTCAGCAGATCACGCTCATTATTGAACTGGAGATACCTTAGGTTGTCTTTGTGGACCTTGAAAGGACCCTGACCCCAGGTAATAATCTCCTTCGTAGCACTATCTTGGATAGTAATGAGCAGGATTTCCTGGTCAGCAGACTCGACATCGGGAAATCCATTCTCAGAACGAGTCTCGATGTCGATTGTATACAGGCGAATCTTACCAATATCAAACTTAATCTCGTCCTGAGGGTACTTATCAGAAATATACTGATAGATAAACCGCTCATTGCCGTAGATCTTGAAGTTCTCTACGCTTTCATACTTTTTGATGAACTCTCTAGACTCTCGAACAGATCCAGGGCGAATTGCTTCAACATACTCGCCTTCCAAAGTCCTATAGTTAGTAGGTTTGCCCGAAGGAACGAACAAAGTGGGCGAATATTTCTCACGGAACTGAAAATACTCACCACGATCATAGCCACGAACGAGGAAACTATCCCCGATCATTTGCACATTAGTATAGAACTTCATTAAGAATCAGTTTTTGGCAATCAATTCATTGTATGCTTCCAGGATTTCAATCTCTGGATCGACCAATGTCAGTATAGCATCAGAAGAGATACGACACTGGTTCTGAGAGGTCAGATGTTTACCTGGCCACCTGCGAACACGCTTTGTCCAATCCTTAGTATCGTCTTCTGGATGGAAAAACTCAACAGGATCAGTCAATTCGCAATCAGGTTCACCAAGTTCTGCATTAACTTCTCTAATTTTGGTGATTAAAACCTTGTAATCGTTCTTAAATACAAGGATTTTGACTACTGAACTCATTTGTCAAGGTCTCCGTACATGGATTTTAGGTCAGGAATCGGGTCTGCAATGGTTACAACAGTCGCAGGATTGATCAGATAGTCTGACTCAGCAACAACATCGATCCAGGTTTGCAAACCAACCTTCTTGACTGTGGAATTTTGATTACCTGCCTCTTCAGTCAGGGTCATCTCTGGAGTATAGATGACCTCATAAGGTTTTTTGAACAAATATTGATAGTTTTTAGTCTCGGGATCATGAATCTCTTTGATGTCAGCGATCAACTGAGTGCCATCACTTAGAATTGCAATCTTAATTGACATGATTAGAACTTACCTTCTAGCATTATAGCATGAAAAAAGGGCGTTGCCGCCCTCGCTATTTAGAACCAGTCCTTACGCTTGTGCGCTTCTGGAACAATTTTTCCTAGGATCACTGTCAAGAGACCATCCTCAAAGGTCACATCCCTAACCTCTGTATCATCCGAGAGAGTCCACACCCGCGTAAAGGATCTCTGAGCTAATCCTTTATGCATGTACTCTGTTCCACTCTCTTTGTCCTCTTTCTGACCCTCCACGAAGAGTTTGCCATCTTGAGTATAGACAAATACTTCTTTCTTCTTAAATCCAGCCAGGGCGACTTCTAGTCTACTCTCCACGCTGCTGACTTGGATCAGGTTGTAAGGTGGATAATTTGTGGTAGTCTCATGCAACCGATCAAAGATACGGTCAAAATAACCATCCATACCAATACTGTTGCGATTTAGTTTCTCCAACAGCTGGTTCATGTTCGCGACATTGTACCGCTCTAGTGCGCTTGTCATCTGTACTTCTCCTTTTAAAGCGAGATATGATTGTGTGGATCCTTACGGCATCCACTACTATTTAACCATATTAGCATTAAAAAGGGGGGTCGGTAAACCCCCCTAACGGTAGCGTGTTTTCCGTATGTAGCGTGTCGCGCACGAAAAGGCGACGAACTATTTATGCACTTTCTCCTTCAGTTTTCTTACGGCCAATATTATACTTAGTCTCAAGAATCCAATCCCCCTTATCTTTATAAGACAGGACTTTGATTTGGTTCAGAGGAGCGATATCAAGAATCTGATCAACATCAATGATCTTAATCAGTCCCCAATCAGCAAGCAACTGAGCGATTCTGTTACGGCGCTGGACATCATTGACTGTCAGGTTTGCTCTCTTACCATCCAGAGCAAAGAGTTCTTTAAAGTGTACGATAAAATATCTACCTTGCTTATGCAGGATGTGGCAAGACTGATACAGTTTCTTTTCCTTACGGGATGCGACTCCGATCCTCGTAAGTGTTTCTCGGACTTTCAGAAAATCATCTGGTTCACTCAGTGCAACTTCTACCATTTGATCGGCAGACCAGTTCACCGTGGGTTCAACAACGACGCTCATCTCAATTACGCAAAATGTTTTTATTATTTAGTAAATAATTCTTGGAGCGGACTTCCCTTTACTGATCTGGGTTCCTTTGGTCACAAAATCAGTAACACCCTTATAGTAATAATTCATTTCATATTTCCTATGCAAGAGATCTGTATTTACTTTTTTGCCAGTGATCTCTTCATACAGAACCATGAAGGTTGAAAAGAAGTGCCAGTGCAGTGGTGGAATATATTGTGGTGACAGACAGATAAAGATCTGGTCAAACTCATAATTATCTTTCCAGTCCCATTTTTCTCTGGTGGAATATGTGTAATTGGGTAAGAACTTTGGAACATATTCATTCCTAGAAATATTATCACTCAGATCGTCACCAATCCAGGTATATGAATTAAGTCTACCATGTTGATGTAACCATAGTGCCCAGTTACCTTCCATAACTCTATCCATATGTTTTAGGATATCAGCTTCGTAATCTGGACTGGGTTCAAATATTCCAGCAAACACATCGTCATGATGATCGATGTTAATGATATCAAGATTACTATGACCTTCTAAACCATATAGAATATTGTCATGATCATATCCAAAATGCACATCCTGACATGTCCTAAGAGCTCTGAGAAAAACTCGCAAACAATAATCATAGTGACCTAGATTAATTCTATGAGAGATTTCTGAAGGATAATCCTCAAAGAGTTGTTGCCAATGGACAACCGCCCACATATCATACTCCTGTGGGTTCTCCTCATCCTCCAACCTTTTGTTATCATTGATAGCTGGTTCAGAAATATAATCTAGATCAATACTAAGAACTCTCATTTCATGCCACCAGTGTCCATTTTCTTTTTGATGTAAGCAATCTGATCCTTGGTCAGAATCCGAAGAGTTTGCTGTGCTTTTTCATCACTGTATCTATAATATTTTTTGACGGCATCTAGATCAGAGATCTTCTCTTTCTTTAACCAGGGAGAGAACCTACGCTTCTTGCGAAGAGAATTCAACAAGAAATCATATTGCATATCCTTGTCTAAGAAATGACTCTTGTTCATTTCATTAGCGAACAGAACAGAATCCAGATGCCCAGACAGACACTTATTGACAATGAATGGAGGATACTTCTTAGCAATAGAAGGGTCCTCCTTAATAAGGTTATCCTTATTAAAATTGATAGAGTTCAACCAGTCTTTTAGTTCCATCAGAGTTCGTAATTCATAAGGAGAAGTTCTTTACGATCCTGCTGGTTCTTCATGTAATCACCAACAGAACGCATGGTGTATGTGAGATCATACTCTTGGGCATTCCATCCTTCAAAACGATCTCTAATCAACTGAGTGGAGTTATACGAGACCATCTGATGACCAATAAAACGATCACAGTCTAGAGCAAACTTATCGTGATCGAACTTCTTATGCATGTTACCCTTTCTACCATACAGATTATCTTTGATATCGTATGGGGGATCGTGATAGGTGAAGACAGACTTATCATCTGTCAGCAGTTCTTCATACGAAAGATTGGTAATCTTCCAATCCTTTACAATCTGCTGATATCCTGGCAGTTTATCTATTCCACGCATCGAGAAGTTGGACTCACTTGCTTGGGCAGAAAAGGATGAGGACTCTGTGAGACCAGAAAAAGAGCACTTGTTAACAATGTAATAACTAACGGCACGATGAAAGGGTTCACTTTTGCGTCCTTCATAAGTGAGATACTCCTTTGCTTCTAAGAACAATTGCTTTGCTGATGCAGGTTCTGGATGACGATACTTAAGTTGAATCAATTCATCTCTCATCTTTTGTCCGTTGTCACGAACCTCGCACCAGAAATTGTACAGTGGTTCATACAGATCATTGACCCAGATATTCATGAATGGATACCGTTGAGTCATCCAGATAGCAAAAGATCCACCACCTAGAAAGGGTTCACGATACTCCGTGTAATCCTCTAGAGATGGCAGAAACTGCAGCATCTTAGTCACTGCCCTAGATTTGCCTCCTGGGTATCTAAGCGGCGTCTTGAGAGATGTCATAATCAGGTTCGTTATACTTCAGGTATTCGCGGAAGGTCATTTTCATTTCCTTCTGCGTCATTCCACAGTGCTCAGCAGCAGCAGGTAGGTTCATTGTAGCATGAAATAGTGCTTCGTTGGACTCTTGCACATTCTCTGGAGTGGTCTTCTTTTTCATTGGTTGCAGTTTTCTATGTACTGATATATTAGATTCCATCCAAACTCATAAGTCTTTCCAGTCTCATCTTGAAGGTAGAATGGGATATTTGGGTGACGAGTCTTAGCCCTATAGAAGTGGCTGATTACATTGTGATCGTCATCGATATGCCTTTCAAATTCTTTCTCCTCCTCACTCATCACCCTAGGTGGAATAACAATCTTTGCATTGCACTCCTTACAGATACCTTTGATAAAATCTTTGGAATCTTTTACGGTCTTACACTCAGGGCAAAGTTTCTTCATTTAAACTCACACTCCACCATAATCTCAGTGAGTGCTGCCAAGAGGTTGATCTCCTGGTCTGCAACGAACGCAATCTGGTACTGATACTTTGCAATGATCAGAACGGCAGCAGCAATGCTAGGACCCTGTAGGACCCCATACAGGGCATCGTAGACCCTCCTGAGGACCGTTGTGGGGTCATTGTCCAGATTGTTGACCACCCACTTCCTGACGGCAAGAAAGTCCTTTGCCTTCAGACTCCTGAGAAGATCCTCAACCTTTACATCAGAGAACTCTGCCAGGATGGCACTGTCAATATGACCGCTGACAGAATAACGCTGACACTCATTCAGTGTCCGACGCCAGTCAGGGAAGTGCTTATTGATCAGTTCTGCAATGACCTTTTGATCATACCCAATACTCTCCTGATCCAGGATTTCTTGGAGACGCTTGAAGAATCCTCCAGCGATGACTGCTTTTTCTTTGCCTTTGATACTGAACTCAACGACTGAACACCTGCTGTGGAGGGGTTCAATGATTTTGTTCTTGTAGTTGCAGGTGAAGATGAAGCGGCAGTTGCGATGAAATGCCTCAATATTACTCCGTAAGAGGAGTTGTACATCGTGGGTTGTGTTATCAGCTTCATCAATGATGATGACTTTGTGTCTAGCATCTGACGAAAGTGAAACGGTCGAAGCAAAATTCTTTGCCTGGTTCCGTACTGTGTCCAGAAATCTTCCCTCATCGGATCCGTTAATAAGAATATAATCGCACCCGAGTTGCTCACACAGAGCGCGGGCGACTGTTGTTTTACCACATCCAGCTGGACCAGTCAGCAGGAGATTAGGAATCTCACCTTGCTGCAACATCTCATTGAATGTCTTCTTTGTACTCTCAGGGAGAATACAATCATCAATCTTCTTAGGGCGATACTTTTCGACCCAGAGAAACTCATTACGCATAATCAAATCCAGTCTGGTTTACGCTCAGGAATACGACGATAGTTGTCCTTGACCCAAGGTTTAGAGGCAATGTACCGCTTGTAGGCAGTGAATGTGTCTATTGTATCATCATATTTGAACTCGTCGGGCATAGCACGAGCAAAGTCCTTTGCATCTTTATAATCGTAGATGCTGCCATCAATGTGCTTAAGATGATCGTGATAGATGGTCATTGCTTGGCACATGGTCAGGAAGCATCCATGCTCCTTACCAAACCTTTTCTCGTACTCGAACATCAATTCAAAACCGTGAGAGAGCATCCAAGCAAAGTTTGCCTTACTAGACGCTGCCCACACGGTACAGGGATGGTTCCTGAACCCACCTGTGGTACGGTAAGGAGTGCCATCTTTCTTATTGATTGTGCCCCAGTCCCAGTGGTACTTGGAGAAGATTACAGATGCCATCTGACATGTTTCTAGAGGCATCTTGACAATATGTTTGTCAGGGAGAACCTGAGCAGAGATCCTGGGATCAGGATCCGTCACAAAGATGTTCATATCAAATTGAACGAAATAATAATTCTTTCGTCTTCTGAGTCATGAGGCGGTGCCATATGCATTAGATGTGAGGGGAAGATGAGAAGATCGCCTTCCGTACATGGCACTGACTGATATGTTTTGATTCCTGTCTCGTCAGAGAAAGGACTGAAGAAGAGCGTACTAGGATGCTCCTCACTCATTTTAGCATAGAAGACTGCTGAGTATCCTAGCGGACCATGATCGTGAGGAACATGATAGTCTCTCTTATTATAAGCCTGACACCACAATTGTCCAACGGTATTAAACTTGAAGTTTGCAACATTCCTAAACTCTGAGAGAATAGGACCCACTAACTCTAAGAATTCTTTTCGATAAGGTTGAACATCATCGTTAAAATAATCGGTATAAGTGATGTGTGGTTCTACCGTAGTCCATTTCTCGCAATTAAATGGAATCAGATCTAAGATTCTATCTCTATTTTTTTCCCAATCGGGAACAGTATATTTAAAAGCGTTAATACTAAACAGAGAAATCATTCTTTAGACCTCAAGAAACTTTTTTCTACAATGTCACCCGCTTGTAAGTGATCGTACATATATCGGACGGCACTCTCTGGTGAGGTATGCTCACCACATGTAAACACATCACATACAGCAGCACCAGTCTCTGGCCATGTATGTATGGAGATATGAGACTCGGCAAGCATAGCGATTGCTGTAACACCTTGGGGTTGGAACTTGTAAGAACATAGTTCCAACATTTCACTTTGAGATAATTGTGCAGCAACAATCAACACCTGCCTGATATGAGCTTCGTCATCCAGCAAGACAGCGTTACAACCCTTTAGTGTAAAGAGTATATGCTTCATCACTCAAAGGTAGAATCTGGTTCCAGAGCAATGAAATACTTGAGGTTGTAAGTGGAGTTGGTGAACTGAGAGAGCAGTTTCTTAGAAATAATAACCTCGTAAGATCCAGGAATCAATTTGATATTCTCGATCTTGAAGTTCAGTTCAAAGGTCTTATCAGTTTTACCAACGATCAAAGAATACTCGTTAGAGTTATCGTTCTTACGATCAGAGACTACGAGTGTAATCTCACTGCCATTACCAACAGCAGACAAATCAGGGAGTTGGTAGACAGAGGATGCCTTCAGAAGTTTTTGCAACTGACTGCTGTCCAGTTGAAATGCAACATCGTTGCTAGGCAGTTCGATTGCCTTCTCAGGAGGACTAACAATAACCTCAGGATCAGCAAAAGCAAACTTCACACGGGTGCTACGACCTTCGCGGATGATCATGTAAGAATCATGCTTCAGGTCGATGTCAGGGTCATTCATAAGACCAACACCGTTCAGGAACTGAGGCAGATCATAGATGCCAAAGTCCTTTTCAAAGTTTTCATCAACCTCTGCTTCTGCGAGGATGTTCTTCATCACCGAGATGGTGCGAAGTTTAGAACCCTTCTTCACCAGGATGGACTGGTTAATTGAAGAGAAGTTCTCCAAAAGATCAATAGTCTTTTCAGAAAGTTTCATATCCTTGTTCATCAGTTTCAGAGTCTTTGGTGGTGAAGTGGTAGAGAAGAACGGCATAGTGGATGATCTTCTTGAGATCCATTTTAGCACTACCTTTCTTGTCATAACGAGAGGCGTACTTAAGAATATTGCTACGGCAGAAAGCAGCAGCATCTCCACAGGAATCGATCAGATCAAGAGTCTGGATTCCGTTGCCAGAGTTGTAATGAGCACGGTATGTATCACCGATATAGTCCTTCACATCTTGAAGGATTTTGTCTTCATTGTATTTGTACACTGTTTTTTCAGTAAGTTCTAATTCAAATGTGTAGAGATCTCTCTCCTCAGGCTCAAGATTGCCGTGCATTTCGTCATACAGAAGTGACCATGAGTTCATTATACTTCCTCTTCAACATTAATGTCAACATCTGCATCGACTTTATCGTACAGATCCAGGAAGGATTGTTTGGTGTCATCGTCAAAACGATTCAGACAAACTTCGATTGCCTTGACCTTATCTGCCCAGATGGAATATGCACGGATAATGTGGACCAGACGACGAGTGCTGATAACTTCATCGATACCACCATCATAGAAAGTCTTACGGATGATATCTGCCCAGTCACACAGACGCTTGCAGAAGTCAGGAGCAACCACATTCAGATCCTTTGCCACACCTTGCAGAATCTTTTGTTCAATTGTGGCGTTAGGATATTCCTGCTCAAAGGTAACAGGGAAACGCTCTAGGAACGCTTCATTGAGAATATTGGTGCCAATGAAACGACCGTCATCAGAACCTTTGCCTTTGGTGTTGGCAGTAGCGATAACATTGAATCCAGTAGCAGGTTTTACAAACTTGCCGATTTTCTTCAGGAAGACACCCTTACCCTCCAAGACAGACTGCAGACACAGGATCTTGTTAGATGCCAGGTCGATTTCGTCTAGAAGAAGTACAGCTCCCCGTTCCAGAGCTTCGATGACTGGACCATTATGCCAAACAGTTTCGCCGTTAACAAGACGGAAACCACCAATAAGATCATCCTCGTCGGTTTCAATGGTGATATTTACACGGATCAACTCCCTATTTAGAGCAGCACATGCTTGCTCAACAGAGAAAGTCTTGCCGTTGCCAGAGAGACCAGTAATAAAGGCAGGATAGAAGATACGGGACTGCAGAATCTTCTTGATGTCTGCAAAATTACCGAACTTGACGAAGGTATCGTCCTTAGTGGGAATCAGATTTTGTTTTACAACTTCAGTCTCAGTAACAGAAACCTGCTGTTCAAACTGGTTCCGTGCCTCACTGATAGTCAGATCCCACTTGCCACGACCAGTTTTGTATGGTTCCAGGTGACGAGTGACAGTGGGATAAGAGATATCGTTAGCAGCACAGTAACCCTTGATATCAGAGGCAACGATCTTGGTGCCGAAGTTGTCGCGAAGAGAATCGAGAAGATTGGAGGTTTTCACGCGAGACATTGAATGGGTTTGATTGGTATGAACCTATTATAATGGCAAAACCGCCCCCAGAAGAGGCGGTTAGGACAGTCTTCAAACTGGTTCGATGGTGATCTTCATTCCAGTTCCAGCAATGGAGTTGACCAAATCTGTGACGGTCATCTGCTTCTCCTGATACTGGGTTCCAAGTGACTGGGAGATGCTGTCTACAGCGGTTGCTGCAGCGTACACATTGATGGGGGGAGTAGCGGGAACGCTAACGGTACGCTTTGCCTTACGACGCTGCCTACGAACGGACTTACTCATGATACCAGGGAAGGAAGTAGCAAAGGTTCCTTGCCACAACCGCTCTGTCTTCTTGCAGACTTCACGACTGAGAGTCTCCCGCATAAACTCCACAACATCCTTCTTAGAACGGGTGTGGTAGGGTTTGATCAGGTCAGAGTGCTGCTCGCAGAACATGTCCAGACCGAACATCTGGGTCCACTGGGCAGGGGGCAGCAGGGTTTCGCTGATGCGAGCGTTGCGTTGGATAGCCTCAAGGTTCTGGGGCACCCACATGGCATAGGCATCGAGAGTGGAATAGATGAAGTCGGTACGGGTGTTGATCATAAGAATTTTTTAACTGCTAGGATTATATATGGTTTGGAATTGTTTGTCAAGCAATCAACTCTACGAATTCGGAAAGAACCTTTTTATTCATCTTTTTAGTAGACAAAGATTTTTTAAATGCATTACGAATCTGAGTCTTAGTAGCAGAGTCATCAACATCAAAAGAAACTTCTTTCGAGAGGTCAGAACCAGACAGGCCAAAGTATTTCGCGTATCCAGTGTCTGTCAGAGTGAAGGAACGATTCTTACGCCACTCTCTAGTAATCCTTTCCCACTCAGTATTTTTAGCATACCGACGGATGAATCCACCAGAATCACGCGATTCAAGAACCCTGAACCCAATGAGATTAACATCAGGGAATGTCTGAGAAAGATCTTCCAGCAAGACCTTAGTAAAGGTCTTGAAGTCTTCTTCGATTGCAGCACAGACTCCAGTCTTACGATTACGCAGGAAAGATCCATAGGATACCCGACCATGACCCATGTAGGGTTCGTGTTCGGGAGACCGCTGAACAAGCCTGTTACGGCAAATAGGAGCTGCCTCACCATCAGTAAAGATGATGCACTGGACCTTCTGTGCCCCAGTCATCTTTTTAAATGCAGGGATAATCTGGTGGAGACACACGATCGCTTCGTTCAGAGGAGTTCCTGAGAGAGTCATTCTATTAGGAACAACATACTCATTTCCAGTCCGCCAGGAGCTGAAGTAACTTCCGAGTCTGAAGAAGTTACGCATATCAGTATCCAGTTGATTAGACCTGCTGCTCAGCAGATTCATCAGACCAAAGTCGTCAGTGACATGCAGTTCATTTTCAATACGCTCACATTTCTCAGGACGGATTCCTGCCTCTGGATCACGCACAAACCACTCATTAGTAAATGCATAGACTTCAAAAGGAATACCAACTTTCTTACAGAACCAGGCAAGATTCATGATCTGCTTCACGCTGTCCAGGAGAACACGCTCCATAGAACCAGACCAGTCTAGAACAAAGACCAGACCATGATTCTTACCATCGGGAAGAACAGTCACCTTTTTGAACAGATCTTCATTGAATCTATAAGTGTGTAGCTTAGTTGTATCGAGAACTCCAGTCCTACTAGTAGAAGCACGAGCATAAGCGTCTGCAGATTTACGGCACTCGAATTCTTTGACAAGGTAGTTTACCTCCTTATTTGCAGATTTTTTGAACTCTCTATACTTGCTATCGACCGTCTCAAAGATATCGATCTCTGGCAAGTTATAGGTCTTACGATCATCATTACGATAACGCTGATGAAGCTCCCAATAATCTGTCAGACATTCACGAATTTCGGAGACATCAGCGATAACTTTATCAAGTTCTACTTTAGGAACCTGAACATAAACACTCTCACCACTATACATGTCCACAAGGTCTTTCAGTTTCTCCTCCAGAGCATCCATGGTCTGAGTATCAAACTCATCTCCACCAGGTCCCTCAACGGATTCTACACGCTCCTCAGTGGTATTGGTCACCTCAGGGTCACCAGTGCCCTCCTCATCGCCCTCTGTAGTGTTGGGGACAGTGGAAATTGCTCCTCCACTTTCAGAACCACCTTCTTGCTCCTGAGCAGAAGGAGGGGGTGGCACATCTTTCACTTTCTCCTGCTGCTTTTTCTCACAGAATTCTTTCAGTTCTGTAGAAAGATCCAGGACTTCATCAAAAGTTTCTGCCTTTGAGATTTTATCAAGGATTACCTTCTCAGCAGGACTGAACTGGATGTTCAGGAAGGCACCAATCTTGAAGTACAAGTTGATACGATCAGGAAAACTGTAGGTGGACAGATCGTCTTCACCGATGCAGAAAAAATCATCCTCATTGAGATTGTTGTATCCGCGATAGAAAGTCTTAGAAAGACCTGCGTACTTACGCTTCATCAGTTTCTCAATACGAACATCCTCAATGATGTTCACGAACTGGTGAGGAGTAGAGCGATACTTATCTTCTGCAATCCAGTTGCGATTGGGAGTATACAGAGCGTGTCCAACCTCATGGGAGACCAGAAGGTCATAGACATAGTTAGAATCAACACGCCAGCTAGGCAGCACCAGGACACGGGTATCGACATTGAAGGATGCAGTCTCTACCTTCTTGTGCTCAACGATAAGGTTCTCGGTGGCAAGCAGTCGGGCGAGTTTGCCCTTAATGTCGTGCAGCATGGATCTCGTCTCGTATGCACCTATTATAAAACCCCCGACGCTGGTCGGAGGTCTGCATGTGCCGCTTTTTAAACTGTCTTAGCCGTGCCTTTGCCTGGCGAAGAGCTTGTGGTTTAAGTTTGCGTTTCTGTTCTTTTTTACTGTGGTGTTGCCAGTTTGGGGTGTTCATGACTCCACTCCACTCTTCTGGGATTTAAAGGAGAACCCTCCTTTCTTTGTAAATTCTATGACGGTGTTGAACTTATCCAACATGTCTTGTTTGTGAGAGATGACAAATACATTCGCATCTTTTATAACAAAACGAATGATCTTCAAGAATTCGTCTGTACCAAACCCATCGAGAGAACTGTCGAAGACTTCATCCATGATAAGAAGGTTCGTATTCGCTGAGTTTTTGAACCTGGCAACCTCTCTCCATGTGAAGAGAAGCGCCAGGTCGATTCTCATTTTTTCGCCCTCCGAAAAAGATGAATAGGAGAACTTATCGTGGATTGGACTTTGTACCGTTTCGTTAAACTCTTCGTCTAGATGGAAGTTGATGTAGAAATCCATCATCTGTAAGTAACGGTTTACTTGCTGATTGATCAGAGGGAGATATTTTTTTACGATCTTGGCTTTAACTCCACCATCCTTGAGGAGTGAGTATGCGAAGTCGTTGTAGTTTATCTCTTCTTTTTGTTTAGCAAGGTTGTCGAATACAGTCTGAAGTTCTTCCCTGTACTGTTCTAATTTCTCGTGTTCAGAATTTCTGTTTTGTAACTGACTGGTAAGAGTTTGAATTTCATGTTGTAGATCTCTTGACTGTCTCTGTAGCCCAGAAATTCTTGTATTGTTTTGAGAAATGCCATGTGTGAGGTCAGTAATCTCCTTACTAAGGGTTTTGTAGAGACGCTCTCTTGTTTCTTCTTCTACTATCGACTCCTCCAGTTGCTTAAAACCTTCGTTGAGTTCCTTTGCTTTAGATTGAGCGTCACTAATTTTATTTAGTCTGAAGGTCTCTTCAATGGACTGTGTACAGGTTGGGCAAACCGTATTTTCTGTAAAGAACTTATGCTCCTTTGTAATAGCAGATACTTTCTGAGAAATCTTACCTTTTAAATTTCCGAGCTTTCTAAGTTTCTCAGTAGCACCAGATACTTTCTCTAAGTCGTCAGTCAATGTTTTCATTTTCACATCAAGATCATCGTTACTCTTCATTAGAGAATCAATCTCGATAGAAATGTTATCGATCTTACCTTCTTTCTCCTTAATATTATCCTTACCCCTAGTCTCAATATCTAAGATAAATTCTTCCTGCATCTTAACTTTATCCTTAGATGCAGATTTCTTATACTCAAGAGACTTTACTGCCTCCTTATGCCTACGAATTTGCTCCTTAATGAGGTTGTTCATAGCAGAGAAGATACGAATGTCCAGAAGGTCCTCAATGACCTCTCTACGGTTCGCCTGGGTCAACTGCATGAACGGTACAAAGTTGCTGCTACCCAAGATAACAATCTGAGTAAAAGACTTGTAGTTCAACTTAAGAATATTGTCTTCTAGAATCTTTTGATTAGCACGGTCATCTGCTTCCTTGTTTAGCACTGTACCGTTGACTTCGATGTCGAATACATTGGGTTTAATCCCACGACGAACGACACAATCTTTATGCCCGACAGAGAACTCAATCTCTACCAGGCATCCTTTCTCGTTAACAGTGTTAACTAGTTGCGGTTTATTGATCTTTCGATATGGTTTATTGAATAGTACAAAACACAGAGCATCCAGAACAGTGGATTTACCAGCTCCATTAGTACCCACAATGAGAGTAGTGCCATGAGAATTTAGATCCATTTCCGTCCAATGGTCACCAGTGGACAAGAAGTTTTTCCACTTAATCTTCTTGAATAGAATCATTCTCTTGTTCAGGGGGGATCACAATGTCATTCGCAGTAATGACAGTATACTTGTAATTATACACCTCACACGCCTTTATGGCAACATCCTCATCTACCTCAACCACTTCCATCTCTACGCCTTCATTATCTTCTAGTTGCATAGCATAACGCTCAGCGTCATCTTCCTGCTCAAAAAGAAAGAGAACTCTATCACCAGTAAAATCTTTTACAGCGTATGCACCCTCACGCTTGCCCTCCTCTGTGAGCAAATACATTATTCAACCTCACATGCCTGGCGATATAGAGTTTCCATGATACATTTAATTTTCGACTTGTCTAGTTCGACATCGGACTCCTCTATGTATCTGTGCAAGATACCAATAGTATTTTCTTCTTCCTCTGCCTCAAAATCTTCGGAGTGTACCCATCCCTGATTATAGTCAAAGTTCTCAATGACTTTTAACTCTTCTACACCAGAAGTATTAAGTTTGTCGATGAAGCGTTCAAAATCTTTTGGTTTTGATTTTTTACGAACAATAACCTTAACAATCTTTCCACAATACTCAGTAGCATCAAAAAGTTGATACGGAGTATCCTCGTAATAGATGTTGTAGAACATCCTGTAAGGATTATTAATTGGAGTAAGTTCGTAAGTATCTGTATCAAAGATATGGAAACCTCTAGGATCTTCTACATCATTCCAATACATTTCATATGGATTACCCAGATAGAAGATCTTTCCATCATTAGATCTTGTATGATAGTGCCCAGAGAATACTCTATCAAATTTCTGGAAGACATCAGGTTCATGTCCTCTATCCTGAGTAAATCCTCTATAAGCAGCAAACCCATTGAGTTCTAGGTGACCGACAGCAACCTTTGCTTTAGATGATTTAATTTTCTTCAGGATTTTATTCTCGTTCTCTGAGTTAATCCAACCCATGAACAAGAACTTTGTCTTATCTATCGTATACTCGGCACAATCTTGGATAAGAGTAATATTACTATACTCTCGTAATAGAAGGTCAACTGTATTAATGCTATTATTGTTTTTGTAATAGGCAGTGTGATTACCCACAACGGTAAACACATTAATACCCAGATCTCTGAGATTATCGTAGTAATTCTTTTTAGCCCACTCCAAAGACCAAAGATCAATCGAGCGACGATTGTCGAAAGTGTCGCCCATGTCGATGACCGTGGTGATGCCTTCCCTCTGTAAGGTTGGGAAAAATACTGTTTCATAGAATTTCTTAAAGTATTCGTGAAACAATTTGCTACCCTTCCGACACCCAAAGTGTTGGTCGGTAATGATCGCTACCTTCATTTGTTCTCTAGACTTTTATTAATGATAATAATTTTTTCACCGTCATGAGTAAATTGCAACTCATCATCTGGGTGCCACATTAACTCTTCGTACATGTCGTCGAGTTTTTGCATGTCTTCAAATAAGGCGTTAGGGTTCGGCATGATGCGCTTTTAGATTAGGGTCAGGGTTGCTTTCTTCTCTAGGAGTTTTCCTTTTTACGACAATAAACTTGTCCGCTGCAAAGGTTCCTGCAATTTGAATTTCAATCTCGTCACCATCATTCCAAATTTCTTCACCATTCTTTTTCTTCATTGCTAGAGCACACTCTAGTTCTGCAATAATCTCGTCAGTAATTTTCATCGACTAGACCTGTATTGAATGTTATCTTTAATAGAGTTGTAATCAGAAGCACTACCAGAGGCACCCTCTTCTACAACCATCACTTGATCATATCCAGTTCTCTCAATAATCTTAGTCTTAATTTCTAACTGCTTCTTCTCCTTTTGAATACGACGCAGGAAGGCATAGTAAATAATCTGAGTAAAATAAGCAAACGGGTTGTTAGATTTCTCAGGGTCAAAGTTATGTATATACTGAACGCAGTTCTCAATTCCGTCTCCGATCATATCTTCCCTGAACATGTAGTTCACGAAGTTCGGTTTATATGAAAGGTGTGTTGCAATCTTCAGAAAACACTCTCCAAGGTAATTGCCAATCGGTGGAGGTGGAAGATCTTTTTCCTTCGCAACAGCACACTTCTTCCGATAGACGACCATTGCCTCCAGAAGTTCTTTATTATTAACATAATGATCAGATCTCTTCCTAGGCATAGGTCATCTGTATAACTGTTTGTATTATAACATATTCGTAAAAATCTGTCAGGAGCTTGACAGACTATCGAAATATGTGTACAATAACCTTGTCGAGGTTCAAAAGAAACATAGCTTTTAAGCTTTAAGCATGTGTAGCGATTCCAGACACATGATCAGCTGTAGTATTATAGATCTTCTCTAGGTTCGATCTTGCGTCTTTTACGCTACCTAGAGATCCCATCTCTTTGCTTACTCTAACCTTGCGCTCTCCATCGACATAGAATGCTCTTTGGAGATTGTAGTGTTGATATGCTTCAACCATCTCATGATTTTCTGGCAGTTCGGTCATTGTAATGACCTTATCAGGTTTAATGATAAAGATATCATCATCTGGAACTGACATCCAGGGCACTAGTTTCATATAACCAGAAGAACCTCTGGTCATGGTCTCAACTTTTAGCGGCGTTTGCATCACGATCACAGGATCTGTGTCGTTGTCATCAATCATTATTTCTGAGATGACCTCTTCGCCTGATACTAACTTTAGGCAGCAGTAGAACTCTTCATTCATGTTTGTTCTTTAAATTTACTTTGATGATCTCATAATTAAAGTTCTCTTCGTTATAAATTTTTATTCTCTCGATAAGATGATTCAGAGTATAATTCTTTTTCACCTTAGATGAACAGTCATCAGCGATATCATATAGGGTTGCTTTAAATTTGTTAGCCCCTTTCCTCAAAACCCTACCAATGCTTTGGAGGTTTCTAATTCGTGATTTTGAAGGCGATGCGAAGATTACATTATGTAGATTTTTGATATTAATTCCAGTGCTAAATGTGCCGTAAGATGCAACAATGATTGCACTGTCTTGTGTTTCTGTTATGGAGCGAGCGAGTTCTCTATTCTCAACATCTACACCGCCGTGAATAAAGAATACTTTTCGGTGTTCATCGACCGAACTATTTATCATTTCATATAATACCTTTCCATGGTCTTCTACTCTTGAGAACAAGACTAGAGTGTTTCCTTTTAGATCAACTGCGAGGTTCCTAATAAATTTGTTTCTCTGCTCGTGTCCGATGAGGTATTGAATTTCCTCCTCATATTGCGAAAATGGTTTTTTATCGTGCATTAACAACAAAATTTTTGCATTTAATGTTGCTAAGTATCCTTTTTCCATTAATTCATCCGTTCGGATGATCTTATATGACGGTCCAAAGAGACCTTCTAGCACTAACTTATGAGTTTGCGTACCATCTAGCGTTCCAGTAAACCCATACCTATACTTGGCATGATGTAGTTTTGTCATGATTCCTACGAGAGATTTAGACTTGAACTGGTGTGCCTCGTCTCCGATTACACAGTCGAACCTCTCGAAATATTTCTTCTCTAATTTATAGATAGATTGCCAAGTTGTGATAACTACTGGTGCCTTTGCATCTCGCTCTCTACCAGCATATACCTTATGACAGTATGACTCAACATCCCATCCATAATCTGCGAAGTCCTTATACATCTGCTCTACCAGAGATGTCGTTGGAACAACTACAAGAATACTTTTCTTATGCTCTGCAAAGTACCTCACGATTGAGTAAATCATCAAAGATTTGCCAGAGGCTGTTGGGCTTATCAATAGTCTTCTATTGTGTCTCAGAGCATCGTATACACCCTCAATCTGATAATCTCTAGGAGCATGTCTAGAAATAGATGTCATATAATCTTTGACACCCTCCATAGAGATCATGTCATTAGACTCGAATGGTAGACCATAAAACTTATTGTTCTCGAATGTATATTCGTAATTGTATCTCTTACAAAAAGAGACTACTTTATCTAAGAGACCGACATAGATCTCACCAGTCTGCATATTGAAAAGGCGAATTTTTCCATCCCAGTATTTTTTTCTATACTGAGGCATAAATTTCGCACCCTCAACATCGAATGTAAATTGATCTGACAACTCATGGTAAACATGAGGGTCTGCTTCAATCTTGAGAAATACTTCGTTCTTCTTAGAAATTACGATTTTACTCATTCAATAAACCCTTCTTCTTCCAGATACTTACGAGTCAGGGGAGTTGGGTCAAAAACTTCCCACATAGCACCAGTTGCACATGCTTCGAGTGCTGTCTGAGTCATACCTTCAGTACGACCTGCCCATGCTGCTTCTGCCTCCCAAGGGACCGCATGTTTAGGATATGTACGCTCAGCCATCACACGCCAAATCATAGGCACATCCTCTTCAGGTTTGATGATTGCAATCAGATTATTCTTAATAGAACCTGCCATACAATCTTGTGCAGCGTGCCATCCTTCATGACGCATGACATACATGAGCGTGCTAGGTTCGCCCATATGGTCTTTGTTCAAATAAAAGTTATTGCTAACAGTATGGTATACACCACGATGTCCAATAGGGAAATAACGCTGGTCTGCAATAAAGACCTTGACACCAATTTGATTCAGTGTCATCAACATCTTATTGAACTCTAATGCATTAGAAGTAAACTCTTCAGTATTGGAATACTTGGAAGAAATATCCAACATTGAATGGACTTCCTCCACATCCTTGGTACACTCACGCACCAGCATACAACCCATGGCATCCATGCTGTTGTATCCTTTGGTAATCTTATCTTCACCCGCTAATGCAGCGAGGGGTGACAGCGCCATCAGTGCGGCGAGAAATAATTTTTTCATGATTAACCTGCAACTCTTTGCCAATTGTTCCAATCAATAATATTTTTGAGCATGAAACTCCTATTATTGATCTGTTTAATAATATCTTCCAAGTAACTAAGCATTACATTGTAATACTTAATTTTGAGATCGATAGTCTGAATCCTTTCATCCGCTGCCATATGGCGTTGAATGGCATCTTTTTCTCTTACCTTATATGGGAAAGGTTCTTCTTCGTAAACTTCTGCAGATGCTTTGCCAGTATAGTAATTGTATCTGTCCAGTCTAACTTTAGATTCTTGTGCGACAGCTTTTTCTTTTAGAAGTCTTATCGAGTTGTAGATGTCGTAATACTTAGCATGTAACGACGGAATCTTTGCAGATTCATCGTGTATATTAAATTTGTCAATCTGTGAGTCTTTCTCCCACATACTTTGTATAGTTTCTAAGTTCATTACAATAGGTTAAATTGAGTATCAAAGATCTCATACAGCAAATACTTAAAAGTTACTGTTGCTGTAAAGTATGTATAATCGTTTTCTGAGGCAGTAAATTCAAGAGCACTCAGTGACACTGGGAACATGTCAGTAAATCTGACATAGATTGTTGGGTTATAATTGCTGTTCAGGATAGCGAGCGTTCCGTCGCTAAACTGCTTCATGTTGTCAACATCACCTCTATCGTTCACAAAGTCTTTGAACTGCTGCACAGACTTAGGATAACCAATACCGTAGATCCAATTGTGAATCTCCATATAGTTTTCCATATTCTCATCCACCAAGAATGATAGAGTGAGATCTTCATATTGAATGGTATCTCCTGGGATGGGAACCTCTTTCAGGTAGTTACCTACACCAATAGATCCCAGTTGAATGCCAGGAATTTTTGCACTACTGGAAAAGAAATCTACCTTTGGTGTCTTTGCTAGGTTAAACTTAAAACCAGTAGGAGACAGGTAGTTCCTATTTGAAATTTGTTTTGAGTAAAAGCTATTGGTCATGAATTCCTCTCATCTAACCCCAGTTCTCTAAGGTAGTCTCTCCACCATTGTGGATCTTTCTGTCTTTTCCAGTTTGGAACATCTAGACCTCTTTCAGAATAATACTCCAAAAGAGCATCATCTATAGTCTGTGCGATTTCCATACTCCTCTTCCTCTGCATCAACATCCTCATATGGGTTTGCCACAAAGGGTCCTCGTGTTCGTAGAGGTTCTTTTCTGACATAATCCGATTCAGCATTGACAGCTTCTATCCAAACTGCGAGTTTCATCACAATAAAGATAATAATCAGTGGTGTAAAGCAACCAACTAGGATTACTGGATTCATTGTCCTAGGGACAGTGGTATAAACATATTTAGACAAAAAAAGAGACCCTTGCGGGTCTCTCTGAGAAATATGTGTCCTTTGGATCACATGAGGTTTTGAACAACCGTTCTCTGGTAGTAGCGGTTGGTGTTGGGGAAGATACGACCCATGCCCTGGTTGGTGCCTTCTGCGAAGGGGTTGGCGATAAGACCATAGCGGGTCTTGAAGCCAATCTTGGGCTGGAAGCTGTTCTCGCCAACGGCACGAACCATTTGCAGAGGAACATAGGGGCAGTAGAAGAGACCAGCGTCATAGGGGCTGGTGCCCTTGTAACCGACAACATAGTACT